TAAGCAGCAAGCATAAGAAGAATACCCCCAGTCACAAGTACGAAACCTGTGCCAATTACGAGGTATTTCAAAAGGGTCTGTAACATGTCGTACTACATCAAATTCAGGAAATGCACAATCTTCAAATGCGTTCCAATCTCCTTCTAAAAATTGTTTTCGTTGAACTTCCGGTAAAGAAGACAACATGACAAGATAATCATCTGTCTGCATGAGATAGGGATTATCTTGAAGTTTAGCCGGAATAAATCTTCGTGTTATTTTTTTCTGACCAACAATCGTGTCAATTATGACATCAAAAGGTTTATTAGGTTCTGACGGGTCAACAAACATGTCCTTAACCCACAAAGACCCTATATTACCTGGATTTCCCGTTGCACGCATAAATACCGGTATTTCCGGGTCAACACTTCTGAGGGAGGAACGCAAGAAGTTATAAATTTCTGGAGTAGGATATTGAGGTAGTTCATCTATGCCTATCCAAGTGTATGATTGACCTTGGTAACGAAGAACATCTGTTAAATTTTCTGCGTAACCAAATTCAATTCTAGCCCCTGAAGGAAATCGCCATTCTTTTTCCTGCTCTCTCCATTTTGCACCAGGGAATGCTTTACCATATAGCCGTTGAGAATGATTAATCATGTCTCTCAACTCCGGCATGGAACGTCTTAATAACAAAGCCCTATGATGTTCCTTATAGCAATATCTTAAAGGGTCAACAAGCATGGCGTATGATTTGCCGCCGCCTCTTGCTCCTCCATAAAAAACTTCTCGTTCAGAAGATGCCAGAAATTCCGTTTGAGGGCCTTTATTAGGTTCAAAAACAATATTTTCTTTAACATGCTCTTGAATTTTAGGGGAGAGTTGCTCCACTTCATTTGAATCAAGAACAGTTGAGTTTTTTCCTTTTAACGCATCATCCGTTTTTAAAATGTTTTCTTTTTTTCTTTTTGCAGTATGAAACTTATTTTGAGCATTCTCTATTTTTTTATTTTGTTCCCGTAAAGTTCGCTGAGCGGAAATTTTCGCCTTTATTGCAACGCTATAATTTCGTTTGCCTTGAGGTTCTCCCCGTTTTCTTCCGAGATTCGCTCTTGGCTTCGGTGGTTGAAGTTCTTCCATTTATCTGCTATTTTTTTTAATCCAACATGACTGATTGGTCTTCCCGTTTTTCGGTGCAACCAATTGGCCACCTCACGATATGAACAATTTTCTAAATAATTTATCGCTTGTTTTAATGCATCCAGTTGTTCTTGAATCGGCTCCAAATAATTTATATCTTCCGCTAATTTATACCCAAAAGGTATGGTTCTCGCTTTACGTTTTATAAGTTCCATCTTTTGGTGGTAATATGAATATACCGTGAGCTACCTGAGCGTTTATGTCAATTTTTTCCTTTTTTACTAAACCAACCCTGTCCAGTATTTGTTTCGCTGCTTCCATTCGTATATTCGCCGCCGGTGTCATTCCATCCTCATCCAACGCATCAACCAATCCCTTGACGGCTTTTGCTGAATGCAAAGCCAAAGAATATTCAGCCTGTGAGACAATTTCATCTTTTAACGCCTTGACAACCTTTGGATAGGAACTTGGAGCATACCCCGCAAGCTCTCCCGCTTTTTTTGGATTACCCTGTGCCTTTCCAAATAAAAAACTAATAAAAGTCTTTTGTTGAGAAGTCAGTTCCTTATTTTGTATTTTTTCTGGTAACATTTGGTTTTGTAAAAATTTTCCACCAGGCTTCCGCTAATCCGTATGGGTCAGAACCAGCGTCTTTTTTGCTTGCTTTTTTCCCGTCTTTCTTTTGCCCAGGTTGGCGTTTCAATTTTTTTCTCTTCACGTTGCTGATATCCTTTTTCTGCCGCTTGCATTATTTGTTCTCTGGCTTTGTCTTCCTTTCCACCCATATCTGATATGACAGATATTTTAGGAGCAGATATAACTCTTCTAATAAAACGCCTGCGAGCCGGAAAGTTTCTTTTGTCGATAGGTAGATTTTCCGTAAATCGTCCACCCGTCTTTGTATTTTCGTATTCATAGATTGGCATTATTTCATGTGATTCGTCAAGAACCACATTCCCACTAAACACTTTTCTACGTCCCTTTTGGTAATATTTGATAATATTTTAATAGTGTCTTTCATTATCTATTATATAAATTCTTTTGTCTTTTCCATTCACGGTATTCCTTATCTGTTTTGAATATCCGTTTATTTGGATTAAAATCCAGACTGGCCTTTGAATGGGGCCTGGCTTTACCGGCAATTGATTTCTTTTTAGTTTCCCTACTCCATGAACCTTCTTTTTCCTGACTTTTAACATCCTTTAATAACTGATTGAATTTCAATCCCCGCTCTTTCATTTGCTTTTTCAGGTCATTAATTCTAACTTGATACTTATTTCTTCCATTAGCCTTTTGAGATGCCAATGAATCCTTGTTCTTTAACAGATTCTTCAATAAATTTTCATACTGTCCAAATTTAGCCATTACTTTTTACCTGCTTTTCTATTTCTAGGGAATGACCGATTGGAACGCTTCGTCCTCACTGTCAAGTTCTTTTTTGAATTATTCATCGGATTTCCATCCTTGTGGTGCACATCCATGCCTTTCTTGCCTGATTTACGATTGGCCTTATTACGGGAAGACCTCCTCTTTATCTGGGACGGTCTTGCGTGATATCTGTCGTATTCCTGCCTGTAATTTCTAGTAGGCATATTTGGTTGTCTTGGATTTCTTCTCTTTTTCTGATTTTCTACCCAATTTACCCTTTTTAGGAGCCGCCTTACCTATTCTGCCCTTAACGCCAGTTTTCGGTTTAGCTTTTCCTCTGCCTAATTTTCCATACATCGGCATGATGATTCTCCTATGTTATGTTTTCAATAAGCTTTTTAACGAGCTTATAGTCTTTTTTATTCGATTTCCTGTAATAATGGAATTGCCTAAGATGCTTTTGCAAATTTTCCCTATATTTTTTTTTATCTTCCACAGATTGTGCATTATAGTACTCCTGAGTTATCCTAACAATATCCTCTTTTAAGCTGAACACGCTAGGCATTCTTCTTCTGTGCCATTATTGTTCTTAACTTGTTCCTTAAGTTTATAGTTTTCAGCCCTAAGTTCAATCCGGTCACCATACGCCTTGTCCAACTTATCAAATAAAAATTTATTGTTCTCTTTAATTGTCTTGATGTCATCTTCCAGATGTTTTATTTGCTCCGTTAGGCCCGGTACCAGATTGTTATCCATTATTATTTCTCCTTGGTTAATAGATACCAATGGAGACTTCATGTTCCCATTGGCAGTTGTTTGCGGAGTTCGTGTTTAACGTGGTGAGCTCCCAGACCACCAATGGTTTGCATTATCTTAAGATGTAAAGCCTCTGTAAGTAAATAATAGTGTGTGCCATCTTACCTTAAAAATAATACATATAGTTACTATTATAGTGCTTTACAAGTTTTTGTCAAGTTTTTTCTTGACAAATTCCCCGTGGACTGTATAATGGTATTACCACCCGGGCAGGGGGGCCTTATATATAGGGTATAAAGGTATACTTTAAGGAGGCCCGAGGTTATAGGTTAACACCCTTTTTTACTATTTTTCCAGCAACCGGGTATTCACAATAGGGGGAGGGGTGGGGTGGCACTGGCATACCCCCAAGCCATAAAAAATTTTAAAGTTTCCCAAAAGGTTTCTTTAAGTTTTGCAAGTTGAGCCGTGGCTACTATCACGATATCTCTAGAGTTTCCTCAAGGTTTACCTTGTAGAAATTTTCGAGTCGCCAGCAAGCTGGCTCCATCTACCTCACAGAACCATAAGCCTTATTATTTCAAGTGTAGCCTCATAGTTCCCTTGTGGTTTCCGTTACTGTAAGTAAAAGTAAGCTTTTAGATTTATATACTATCATTCCCTAATGCACCTTATTCAATGAATTATCTTTTTGTACACCACCTGTGTTAATATGGTGTCACCTTTGGTGACTCTCTGTTACACAGTAAGGCAATGCCT